AGCTATCGCCGGACGCTCAACGTGAAGTTGTCCGATACGAGCAGCAGAGAAATGCAGCGGTTACTAGAGCACAACAGCAGGCGGCGGAAATCCGGCGTCAATATGAAGCCAAGCATCAGCAGCTTCAAAACCTGACGGATGGATTACAAGACCGGATCTCCGAACGGGAGGGACGGCTTGAACAATGGAAAGCGTGGTTTGCCTCGGAAGAAGCGCAGCTTCTGGCCCGAACGGACCCCGGTGCGTTTTTAGAGCAACAGCAACTCCGCGAGAAGGAAGTTCAGGATCACGCGGATCTTGTTACTCGCAAGCAACAGACAGAGGCCGAGATTTTCAAGCGGCATCTGGAAGAGCAAACGCAACTCCTGCCGACGATTGCGCCTGATCTGGCGGCCAATACGGCCAAGGGCGAACAACTCCGCAAGGATCTGCTCAGCTTCCTGATGGAAGAGGGGTACGAGCCCGAGGACATTCGCTGGATCCGGGCGCGTGATATGTCTATCGCCCGTGACGCGATGCTCTATCGCAAAGGCTTGCAGCTTGCGAAGTCAACGCCAGCCGCAGCGCCAAAACCGAAAGCGGGACCCACCGCGGCTCCAACTGGGCAGGGAATGCAAGTGTCATCGTCACAACAGCGGCTCAAACAACTTACCGGCAAGTCTGTCCTTAGCATTGAAGAGGGCATCGAATTGAACCGGCTCAGAAGGAAATAGGAACATGGCAGTCAACGCAGGAACTCTTATTCGCGGCTCCGTTATCGGGGAGCGCGAGGACCTGGAAGATACGATCTACCGGGTTGCCCCGGAAGAAACCCCGTTTACGTCCAACATTGGCAAGACGAAGGTTAAATCTGTCCTTCACGAATGGCAGATCCAGTCCCTTGCCAACCCGGACGCTAATAACGCCCAGTACGAAGGCGACGAGATCGGCACGCATACGACCGCCACGCAGCCGGCGCGCGTGTCCGTGTTTGCTCAGATCTTCCGCAAAGACGGCTCAATCTCTGGAACCGTTCAGTCCTCGGACCGCGCTGGTCGCGCCGATGAGATGGATTACCAGAAGATGATCCGCGGGATTGAGCTTCGCCGCGACATGGAAGCCCGCATGATCGGGAACTATGCTTCGGTTGCGGAAACCCCCGGCTCCGTCACCCGTAAAACTGCGGGCGCCCTTGCTTGGGTTGCGACCAATGACAGCTTGGGCTCCGGTGGATCCTCGGGCGGCTGGGCTTCGGCTGGCGTCGTGTCGGCGGCGACCAATGGCACGCAGCGGACCTTTACGGAAACCCTTCTCAAGGGCGTTCTGGTGACCGGCTTCACCAACGGAGCGAAGTACTCGCAAGCCTACATGAGCGGCACTCATAAGCAGCTCGCTTCGGCCTTCACGGGCATCGCCGATATCCGCTCGGAAGTGAAGGGCACGGGTCAGGCGACGATCTTTGGCGCCGCTGATACGTACATCAGCGACTTCGGGCCGGTTTCGTTCATCCCGCACCCTTACGGGCTTTCGCGTGATGTGCTCCTGATTGATCCGGCAGGCTGGGCGGTTGGAACTTATCGCGGCGTCACCACTGAGACGCTGGCGAAGAATGGCGACAACGATCGGTTTATGATGGTCGCTGAGAAGTCCCTTGTTGCTCGCAACGAGAAAATGGGAGCGGTTATTCGCGACCTGACCTAATACGCGGTAGAAACTAGGGCGGGGGCGTTGTGCTCCCGCCCCCTTATTCGGAACAACTCATGATGAATGAAATTCCAAACGACGAAGCAGAACGCGCGGCGCTCTACCAGGAGGCGGCGAGCTTAGGAATACCGATCGACAAGCGGCGCGGGACGGAGGCGATCCGCGAACACATCGCTCGCAACAAGGTAGCGAAGGCGCAAGCGATGGAAATCATCAAAGCTCAAGAGGCTTTGCGGGCGGCGGAAAAGGCCCCTGAGGTCACGGTGAGGATCACGAAGCTGGGACACCAGAAGATCAGCCGGGGCGTGCATATCCCAGGAAAGGGTGATCTGACTTTTAGTTGGAAAGAAACAACGGTTCTGGAGCGTCCAATAGCAGAGGCGCTCGAAGCAAAGGGGTTTGTGGAGATTGATGAAGCGGCCTGATGCGGCATTTATTCCGTCCGGCTTCCGGCCTCTTCTGGTCACGGCGGCGGGGACGCAATGGTTCGTCCGGTATAACCCGGACGGGTCACGCGACTTTGCTTTGTATGCGGACGTTGAGCCGATCCTTGACCATAACGGGCGCTTGGCCCGTGAGAATAACGGGTGGTCAACGGATAAAGACAAGTTCATGAGGCGCGCGGCGAGCGTTCCTTTTGCGCTCATAGAGAAGTGGAAGAATGAGGAGGGGTGGGACTATCTTAACCCCGAGCACGCGGACAAAGCGCGACAGAAGCTGAATGATATAGATTATCGGAAGCTAAGAACGGCTGATTGGCGGGTGTAGATATGGCGCTGGGAACCTACTCGGAACTGGTCGCGTCCCTGAGTTCATGGTTTCACGACCGGACCGATGTGGCGGCCTTGGCGCCTGACTTCATCCGTTTGGCGGAAGCGCGGTTTAATCGCGAGATTGATACGCGGGCCATGGATACCACCACGACGATAACGATCGCCTCGGGCGTCTCTCCGCTCCCGTTGGATTACCTTGCAGTTCGATCGCTTCGCCTTCTGGCGCACCCTTACACGACCCTTGAATACACCCCAATCGATATGCTTGAGGCGCAAGATCCGGCGGTTACGACTACGCCGGAAATTTACTCGATTGTTGGTTCCAACTTTGTGTTTTGGCCCGCAACGGACGGCACGGCGCGGTTGCGCTATCGTGGAACGATCCCGGCCTTGACCAGCACGAACACGACGAATTGGCTTTTGACGGCGCACCCTGATTTGTATCTCAAGGCCAGCTTAATCCAGGCGGAAGAGTATTTCGTCAATGACGAGCGGGTTGGGCTTTGGGCTCAGGAAGTCGCGGCCACGATCCAGCAGATTAACGCTCTGGACCGGTTCCAAAACCGAGGCATTCTCAGGCCCTACAACACCGGGGCGGTCATATGACGCTCGCGCTGGATCCCGCAGCCCCTGCATGGGCGCAACGCTTCCGGCTTGAAATTGAGGCGCAGCAGGCCCGTCAGGACTTTCCAACGGCTCCAACACGGCTTGCGGTCTTTGCAACGGCGGCGGACTTGCCTAGCGTCACGCGCTGGCGCAATACGGTTGCGATCTGTAGCGACACGGGCGCGGGTTCGGCGGCGCTGGTTTGGTGTGATGGCGCGGCCTGGTATCCGCTTACACAAGGGAGTGCCCTGTAATGGTCTCGACGCCCACCACCCGGAACCGCTTTGAAAAGATCGGCACGGGCGACAAGACAAACACTTGGGGCACGTCTCTCAATGAGAACGTGTTCGCTATGGTGGATGAGGCGCTGGACGGGGTGGCGCTGATTACAGTGTCAGGGCCGGTCACGCTTACCAGCACGAACTACACGACCGATCAGGCGCGTATGCGGCAACTCTGGTTGAGTGGGGCAGGCGGGGCGACGATTACACTTCCGGGCGTGGAAAAGTGGTATCTCGTCCGGAATGCGTGTTCGGCAGCGGTCACGTTCAGCGCGGGCGGGGTGACGGCGAGCGTTCCTGCCTCTCAAAGCCGAATGGTCTTTACGAACGGAACGGACGTCTATGTCGGGGACGATGGCGCCTCGCTTGCTTACGTGGACGCGACCTTTCTGAAGCTCACCGGCGGCACGATGACCGGCAACATAACGCTGGTTGCGGACGGCTCAAGTAACCTGCACCCGGTCACGCTACAGCAGCTCAACGCGGCGGTTCTGGCGGCGGCGGCTGGCAACCTGCCTGCGTTGTCTGGCAATGCCCTTAAATTCCTTAGGGTTAATGCGGGTGAGAGTTCCGTTGAGTGGGCGGCGGTTGATCTGACGGGCTTCCAGCCGATTGATGCGGATCTGACAGCGATTGCAGCGCTTACGAGTGCGGCGAACAAGGTTCCTTATTCGACGGGCGCTGGAACCTGGGCCATGGCTGATTTCTCGGCGGCGGGCCGGGCGCTGGTAGATGATGCGGACAACGCAGCGCAGAGGACGACTCTGGGCCTTGGCACAATCGCTACTCAATACGCCAATAACGTAGCGATCACGGGCGGGAGCGTAACCGGGATTACGGATCTCGCGGTCGCCGATGGGGGGACGGGGGCCAGTGATGCGGCGGGGGCACGGACTAATCTGGGCCTTGGCACAATGGCCACTCAGGCGGCCTCCTCTGTTTCAATCTCCGGCGGCTCGATTACAGGCATTACGGACATTGCAATTGCGGACGGGGGAACGGGGGCCAGTGACGCAGCGACGGCGCGGACAAATCTGGGGCTGGCGATCGGAACCAATGTCCAGGCCTATGACCCCGAACTTGCGGCGCTTGCGAGCGTAACCAGCGCGGCGGATGCGCTTCCCTACTTCACCGGCTCGGGTACAGCTGGGACGACGACACTCACCAGTTACGCGCGGACGCTTATAGACGATGCGGACGCATCTACGGCGCGGACCACGCTTGGGCTGGGCACGATGGCCACGCAGGCCGCTTCCTCCGTTTCCATCTCTGGCGGCTCAATCACTGGGATTACCGATCTTGCGGTTGCGGATGGCGGCACGGGCGCCAGCACGGCGGCGGGCGCGGCGACTAATCTTGGGCTCGGAACCGGAGACAGCCCCCAGTTTACGGCGGTCAATGTCGGCCACGCGACAGACACAACGGTCACGCGGGTCAGTGCGGGCCGGATAGCGGTTGAGGGCTCCAACGTCCTCATGGCCTCGGACATAGGGACAAGCGGAACAAAGATCCCTTATCTCGACGCGAACAATACGTTTACAGGAACGCAAAGTTTTACCAATAACATTGCGACCACCCTTAATTATCTTCCGACCATTGCTAGCCCGCAAGCTGTTCATTACCTGCACGAAACGGGCGGGTTTACTATCTCCACCAACCGTCAATCTGCTGGCAATGAGCGTTATTTTTCATTTAACGCAGCCGGCACAATGACGATCGGCGGTTACACCGTTTACCACGCGGGCAACCTCCCCGGAACGGCCTTAACCTGGACGGCGGCGCAGACTTTCAGCACGTCTCCAATAAAAATAGGAGATGGAACTGATACTATCGCAATGACGGGCACAAGTCCGATTTTGCGGGTGCAGGGTGCATCATTCACTACAGGGATTACGGTCCGCAGAGACGGCTTTGCAGAAGTAGGCATTCAATCTGCCTCCGTTGGCAACGTCGGCACATGGACAAACCACGCATTAAACATTTTTGTAAATGCGGCGTCTGTTGCTCAATTTCCAACAGGCGGCGGGATGACAATCGGCGGCAACACCGTTTACCACGCCGGAAACCTCCCCGGCACTGCGATAACGTGGACGGCGGCGCAGACGCTTCAAAGCGCTAATTTGGTGTTGAGTAACGCCAACATTGCAGGCGCGACAACCGGAACGGCTTATACAGTGGGCGCCAATCCGCAGGCGTCCATAACGTCAGGCGGTTATGTGCAATTGTGGGGCTCAACGAGCGCAAACCCCGGAAACGTGACGCTTGGCAATTCAACGCAAACCTTGACGATGAACGGCGCGGGATCGTTCACGTACAACACTTATTCAATGTATCACGCCGGCAACCTCCCCGGCACGGCAATCACTTGGACGGCGGCGCAGACATTTTCAGCCGCTAATGTTTTTTCGGGAGCAACCTATCCAATCCGGTTTAGTGATGGCGGATATTTGCGGTTTTTCAATGGTTCGTCAGGAATTGATTGGGCAATAGGAAAACCTGACGACACGACATTTAACATTTATCGCAACAGCACGCCGTGGTTGCAATTTGACGGCTCAGGGGCTGGTTCGTTTACCTTTAATTCTTATTCAATTTATCACTCCAGCAACCTCCCCGGAACGGCAATCACTTGGACGGCGGCGCAGACCTATGGCGCGCTTTCAACTTGGTCTTCAACCTCACCAGAGTTGAATTGGTATGAGACGGACGGCGGCACGGACGCTAAGCGTTGGAAAATGGCGATCGCCGCTAATATTATGTATTGGGCGATCAGTAACGACGCTAACGCAACATTTAACACGTGGTTACGAGTTCAACGCAGTGGTGACACTCCCACACTTATTGATTTCCCGACTGGCGCCGTCGAAATTGGAGGTACGCTCAAGGCCCGCATTGCCGCGTCAACTGAAACAACGGGCACGCTCACAAGCGCAAGCGCTAACAAGACCATTCAGCTAACGGGTGATATCACGATCAATAACAGTGTCTTCGCTGCGGGGGATGTTGTGGTCGTCTACGCGGGTGCAAGCTCCCGCACGATCACGGCCGGCACGATTACAACAATGAGGCTGGATGGAACGTCCACCACGGGAAGCCGGACAGTCGCCGCTTACGGCATGGCCTCAATCTTCTTTGTATCCGCCACGGAATGCGTTGTCTCGGGAGGCTCAGTCACATGAGCCTAATCGCTCTGCTTGCTTCCTCGATGGGCTCCGTAAAGCCAATTACGGTTAACACGGATTGGGGCGTTGTGTCCGTGGTGGTTCCAGGAACGGCAACTAGCGCAACGCGGACGCTGACAAAACCGGCAACTAACCCCGGCAACATCCGGCTGGATCTGGTAGACGGAGGCACGGGCGGAACAAAACAGTATTCCAAAAATGCCGGAGCTTGGACAACTTACACCAACGGAACGACGCTAACGGTTGCAAATGGCGACACGCTGGCGTTTCGTGATAGCGGCATGACCACAGCGGACACTTCAACCGTGACGGTGGTGGATACGACGAAGAACACGACAATCGGATCCTTCTCAGCACTAGGGATTTAAAGGGATTTAAAATGAGCACGGTTTACGACTGGAAATTTGAAGAGCCTCAGAAAGTCACGATAGGTTCACTGTTGGGCGTTGTGCGCTCGATCCCTTGGACCCTGACGGGTACACGAGACGGCTACATTTTCTCGCGATCGGGAACGGCGATCCTCAAGCCTCCCGTTCCGGAAAGCTTCATTCCTGACGACGATCTGACGGATGAGCTTCTGACCGAATGGGTGCAGGGGACGATGGCGGTAGACGGCACGAAGTCCGGGATAGAGATGGACCTCGACAACGCCGTTTATTCTAACGCCCCAAAGCCGGCGACGGTTGCGCCCGATATAATCCCGGCTGGGTTCCAGGCCTACGCGCAGCCTGATGAAAGCGTGTCTGATCTCCGGCTTCGCCTTGCAAGCGTGCTTCAGGGCCTGCTTTCCCGGTTTGGCGACAGCACGGGCCAGCTTGTTCCTTTGACGTCAGGGGACAAGGTACGGATGTATGAAATGATTGTGGCGAACAGCGCCGCGGGCGATTGGCTTGGCGTTGGATCTATAAACCTGGAGGGTTAAAAGATGCCTCTCAAGAAAGGGTCTTCAGACAAGGTTGTTTCCGCAAACATTCGCGCGGAGATGAAAGCGGGAAAACCGCAAAAGCAGGCCGTTGCAATCGCCTTGAGCGCGGCGGGAAAGTCCAAACCAAAAAAGGGGAAATAACATGCCGAACGTCGATGGGAAGAAATTCCCTTACACAATGAAGGGAATGAAGGCCGCTCAGTCGGCTATGGAGAAGAAAGAGCACAAGGCTCCCAAGGGGAAGCCTATGGGCAAAAAGGGCAAGTAATTGCGCAACCGGATTCCGATCGCCATCGGCCCAGGCGTCGTCACTGATAACACGGTGACGGCGATAAACACGGGCAACTGGTCAGACGCCTCGCTTGTGCGGTGGTGGTCGGGGTTGCCGCAGATGATTGGCGGCTGGGAAACCAACACGGTTGACACGGTATCCGGCAAGGCTCGGGGCTTGTTTGCCTGGCGCGATCGGCTCGGCTTGCTTAACATTGCCATTGGAACCCACACCAACCTTTATGTCTGGCAGGACGGCACGATATACGACATCACGCCGGAAGATGAGACGCTTCTCCTTGAGGATGGAGGCGACTTGTTAGCGGAAGACAGCTCAACCACAACGCTTTTGGAAAGCAGCTTCACGCCGGGGAATGAGAACGGCTTAGGCGGCTTAGGCTATGGCGTCGGGCCGTATGGCCTTGGCGATTACGGCGAGCCTACAACGAACGATAGTTTCCCGCTGACCTGGACCTTCGACAGTTACGGTCAGAACCTCATAGCGAACCCTAGAGGCGGGGCGATTTACCGGTGGACGAATGATGTTGCCGCGCCCGCAGAGCGCTTGCCAAACGCCCCGACGCAAGTTTACGCCATTTCAGTTTCCGACACTTCAAGGCAGATTTTGGCTTATGGATGCAACGAAGAAAGCACTGATCTATTCAACCCTCGGGCTATCCGCTGGTGTGATATTGAGTCTCCTAATAGCTGGACGACGACGGCGACGAACAATGCGGGCGAACAAATCCTTGATGGAAACGGACGTCTCATCCGAACAATCAAGACCGCGCAAGGGGCGTTCATCTGGTCGGAAACGGAACTCTTCTTTCAGCAATACATAGGCGATCCGGCGGTTACGTTCCGCTTCACCCGCCAGTCAGCCAATGCCGGACTGGTCGGGCCTAATGCAGTCGCCATGCTTGGGCAAACAGCTTACTGGATCACGCCTAGCCTTGATTTTCTGGCCGCTCCGATCGGGGGTGAGCCTCAGCGCCTTGTGTGCCCGGTTCAACGTGAGTTCGAAGATAACCTGGCGGCGGTGCAGCAAGAGAAGATCTTTGCCGGGTCCATCAGCAAGTACGGGGAAATCTGGTGGTTTTACCCGGACAGCCGGGACGGGTTGGAATGTTCCCGCGCTATCCACTTTAGCACGCTGGGGCAAGGTTGGGGAAAGCACGTACTGGCGCGAACGGCCTTCCTTGATGCGGCGCCCTCTGAATACCCGGTCGGGGTGGACGCCTCGGGGCTCGTCTATTGGCATGAGAGAGGGCGCACCGCGAACGGGGGCTTGATCAACGCCTTCATTCAAAGCGGAGACATCCGCTTAGCGGAGGGCGGGCAAACCATGCTTGTCCGGGGCCTTTGGCCGGATTTCGACGATCAACAGGGCGTGGTTAACCTGTCAATAAAAACCAAGGCTTATCCTCAAGCCTCGTATGCCACTTACGGACCGTATAGTTTGCTCACGACCTCCCAGAAGGTTGACTTTATGGCGAGCGGGCGCTTCATGGCGGTGCGGCTCGAAAGCAATAGCGGGCCGGGATTTTGGCGCTTATCCCCTCTGAATTTTGAGGGAACTCAAAGGGGCGCGCGATGAAACCTGACCTTGGGGTTTTGGCTCCTATCCTGCAAAGCGCGCTGGATCATGCGCGCGAGGGTAAGACTTTGCGGGATGTAGACGAGCAGCTTGCAAGCGGTGATGCGCTTTTGTGGCCGGGCAAGCGCAGCGCGGCGGTGACGCAGATCCTGGATCAAAAGACGCTTCATGTATGGCTTGCGGGCGGCTCAATGGCTGAACTGCGCGAGATGGAAGCGAGCGCGGTGGATCTGGCGCGGCGCTTGGGGTGCTCAGGCTTGACGGCGGAAGGCCGGGAAGGCTGGGCGCGAGTGCTTCGGGATCTTGGCTGGCGGCCCATGCTTCGGAGGGACATTTAATGAGCTTGAGCGGCAGCGCGAAGAAGTCAACCGAGACGGCTAACCAGCAGCAGACGAGCGCGCAACAGCAGACGCTAAACCCGTGGACGCAAGGTCGCTTTGAGGACCTGTCCGGGGGCATGCTAAGCGCGTTGCAGCAATATAACCAGGCTAACCCCTTCAGAGCCTATAGCGGGCCAATGGTTGCGGGCTTGAGCGGCGCCGAACAGCAGGCGCGCCAGCTTGCCAATCAAAACCTTGCAAACATTGGGGGATTGTTCGGCAATGCCCAGAACATGATTCAGGCGGGCGTCAATCAAGGCCCGGCGATGACGCAGGCGGCACAGCTCGGGGCGCTTCAGGGTTACACGCCCTCGACGATG